TGATATGCAGAAGTACTGATATCTAAATTAGATTGAAGTTCAAGAACATCTTGTACAGTAGTTTCCTCTATAGTTTCAAGTTTTTTAGAAAAATCTTCCAATCTATTTGAAAAATTTATTAACTTTTTGTCTTCGGTAACTTCTCTTTTTTTAGAATCCTTACATAATCTTGCATAAGAATCAAAAATTTCTCCGGTTTGATTTTTTGATTCTTGAATACTTATTTGAACTTTTTCTAAAAGAGAATCGATATCGGTTTCTTTAAGATTATTAATTTTAGAAAGATTTTCAATTTGCTCAGTTAGAGTATTGACTCTAATTAAAACAGATTTTTCTAACTCCTTAACTTCTTCTTCAGATTTTAATTTATTTTCCACCAGCATTTTGCTGTATTTTGGAATTTCAACATCAGTAAATTCCTTTACAGTAGAATTTAATTCTTCTAATCTTTCATGATAAGTTTGGTTGACAAACTTAATTTGTTCATCAAAAATATTTTGGGCTTTATTAAGTTTTTCTTCTGTCCTAATTTCTGTTTCGGCAAAAAACTTTTTATATTCTGGAAGATCTTTTTCTAGTATAACGTTTACAGTTGATGAAATATCAGATACTTCTTCTTTTATAGAAGACAGTTTATCATCATTTAGAACTTCAACATTTCCTATAATTGTTTTTAATTCTTTATTAACATCTTCGTTAAGATTTTTAAAAGAAGACTCTATATTTGATTTAAAATTTGAAAGTCTTCCATCATTTCTAATTTCAGATTCTGAAATTAATTTTTTATACTCTGGAACTTCTACATTTATAAACCCATTTACCATCTCAGATAGTTCTGAGAAATCATTAGTTATACGATCTGTAACATCCTTATTAACTCCAGATATTTTATTTTCTATTTTTTCTATAGATTCTTCAACAAAGAACAGATGTGCCATCATGGCATCGTCTAGATCCTCTTTTTTTGTAAAGTTCTTAATATCTTCTTTTAATTCACCAATCTCTTTAGATATAGTTTCTACTTTATTAACATTTTCCTTAAAACTATCAAAAGTTGATGAAAAGTCTGTAAGTGATTGAATATGATTCAGGTTATTTTTAAAAGCATTAAAAGCCTCTGAGATTTTTTCAATCTTCTCTGGTTTTGAGGAAGAAAGTTCCTCTTTTAGAGAATCGAAAGAACTCTCCTCTTTATCTTTTATATAAAAGTCAGAAGGCTTCTTTAGTGCCACTTAATATTACCCCAGTTATAGTTATATTTATTTTTTCTCTATATCCCCGTTTTGGGATTTGAGAAATTTTGATAGATCAGAAGTGGACCCAACAAATAATGCATTAGTTACATTAGTCGGACCTTTTACAGATTCTTCTTTAACATCTTTTAATTTTTTTTGCAGATCTAATAATTTATCAGTTGCATCAGCTACATTTTTTATAAGTTGTCCAGCAACCTCATATGCTCTAGGCATCTCACTTTCTTGAGCTAATTCAAGAATTCCATTAATTGCTTCTTGACCTTTTTCAATTATAGAGTATAAGTTTCCTCTTGTGTATTCATAATCTTTTTCAATATCATTTTTACTGTGCTCTATTTTTTTTGCTAGACTTTTTGATTCTTTCTCTATAGAAACAATTTCAGTCTCTACATTGAATGCACTATCTAAACTATCATAATTTTTTGTCATATTCATGTAATTGATCCACTAAATCCAAAATCATCTCCAAACTCTATAAGATCACTATCTTCTCTAGCAGTATAATCAATACCTTTTATTTCATCACCTCTCAAATGACTAGAAATTGTAGTTCCATCTTTTCCTCTTTCAACAGTAATTTTATTTCCAGTAATTTTTGTAACAAACATTTCTTCTCCACCAACATCAATATATTTTTTAGAGATAATTGAAGATCCACTATCAACATTAAAGGATAAGTCTGTGGCATTTAGATCATCTGCAAGATTAGTAACGACATCTCCTGTGTAATCTTTTATAGCTCTTGGTTTAACACTATATGTGAGATCTCTAACTGTACTATTACTATCTCCAGAGTAGTAAGAAATTGAAGCTCTCTTGACAATATCTGAGGTTGCAGAAGAAATAGGGCCAAACAAATAAGTTTTTGCAGTAAATCTAAGGGTGTAGAGTAATACTCTACGTGAAGTAAAATCTCCCTCATAATCATCTTGCATAGTTATATTTTCTAATATAACAGGAATATCTCTTTTTTCGTTAATAGATCCGACTAAATTTACTGTGAGATTATATGCTGGTTGAAAATATGGTAAAATTTGTTCTAGTATTTGAAGAGCATCATCATTTAATTTAGCCATGATGCTAAGTTCAAACTGCAAGTTATATGGAACTGGCATGTATGCTTTTTTGATCTCACTATTATCTGTGGGATCTTTTGTTATGAATTGTTGAGTAGTGGTTACTTTTCTAGTTTGATCATAAGTTAATCCAGTAAATTCGAAGGACATGCGCGGTAAAGAAATCGCAGTCGATTTATTTAAATCCGGAGATTGTTCTAATCTAGCTAAAAACTTTTGAGTAGGTCCATATGCAAGGGGAACTTTGAAAGAATTTATATTATTATCCGACGCATCAGTATGTTGAATTTCCAATCCATTAAAAAGAGTACCAAAAGAAATAATAGTCCTCCTTAAAATTTCGTTATAAAAATACTCAAACATTTTTAGATACCTGTTATACTATATTTAGGGCATACCAAACGGATTGGATTCACTGAAATCTAATATGGAGTCGGCTTCGGTTTCAAATCCATTATTATCCTCATAACCAGTGTTTCCTGGGACCTCATCAATAATTCTAATTATACTAGTTGCACTGGAAGAAGATCCGGTGATTGTTTCACCTCTTAAGAATGCTCCACTGACATCATATACATCTAATTCTACCGTTTCAGCATTCCATTCTCTAACTCTAGCAGTTGATCCTGAAGTTCCACCAGTAATTGTTTCATTGAATATGAAATTGCCTGATGAGGAACTCCCAGGAATTTCGAAAGAAATTGTTGGTGGTACTGTATAACCAGCACCGGCATTTGTTATGTAAACCGCTGAAACAGTTCCTGCTGCACTTATAATCGCTGTTGCAGCAGCAGAGACAGTAGATATCCCAGTGAAGGTAATTGTAGGTGCTGTAGTGTATCCTGAACCCCCTCCAGTGACCGTAACGATACCGATCGCACCATGGTTGGTAAGGATTGATGTTCCGGCAGCACCAGATCCCTTTCCATCAGTATTGTTAGTGATGAATTGTATTGTTGGTGCTGAAGTATATCCAGAGCCTGGATTTATAAGGGGAGCACTCTGAACAACTAATTTATTGCCAGGATCAGCTGCACCACTACAAACAACTATACCTCCCAAAGTGAATGCTGAGGCAATACCAGTTACTCCGCCAGCTGGTGCCGATGATATTCCAACTTTTGGTCTAAAGAGGTAATTATTACCTCTATTTGTAATATTGATAAATCTGATTGCCCCATTTACAACTGTTGTTACTGCAGTTGCAGAAGTGGCAGTTCCGACTAATGTAAATTTTTGAATACCAATTCCTTGGAAAATAATATCTCCATCTGCCCCTTCAATCCCTTCCAAAGTATCATCAATCTCTTCAACTCCAGTATCAATAACCTCATCTTCAATACGGAAGAGTTCACATGTCAACTCATAGACATAATTTTTTTGTAATTGATAGAATGGTTTTTCATGCTCAACATATTTTATCTCAAATAAACGATCTCCAAGAGGAAAATAAATTAAATCACCCTCTTTTGGTCTAGTTGAAAGTTTAGTATTGCTCTCATTCTTCATCAATGGAGATATGTAAGTTTCAAACCTTTCCTTTGAAATAATTAAAGTTATTTCATTAGTTTGCTGTATTCCAAATTTTGAAAGTATACTTGAATTATCTCCATATCCATCAAAATTTTCAATATAAGCTTCAATCGGATATGCATCATCAAACTTTGATTCAATAACTTCTTTCATCAAAGTTTTTTCAGTCAGGTATTTGCGAGGCATATAATGAACCTCTACACCATACATTCTTAGTTGTTCATTAATTATATCCTGAACAAGACTTTGCTCTCCAGAAGAACCTTGTTGAAAAAATGGATTTAACATAATTTTCTAACCGATCATGTCAAAAGGTGGAAGTTCATATGTATTTGACATTTGCTCTCTAATAACTTCTAGGTCTTTCATTCCATCATCGTAAA